TTATAGTATTGTTCTGCATATTCTTCAGGTGTATTTTTCATCCAACATCCTTGCAAATGATTTTTTAAATAAGCTTCAATTATCTGCTCTTTCTCCATCTCTTTGGCTTGTTCAATGTGGTATCTAAAATCGGGAGTACAATTTTCCATACCCCCAAAGTATTCTTCAATTAACCACTCTACTGCTGTTTGTTTCATATAAGGTTTATTTTAGGTGTTAAATCATACGCAATACATATTAATAAAATAAATGTAATATCTTCAATAATTAATGGTGTACCAAATCTTTTAACAATTTCATCATAAATAGGAAGTTTACCATTTTTTTCTTTTAAGTAATCTTCTAAATATTTTCTTGCTTCGTCTTTTGTCATAAGGTTTTCATTAATAGGTTATAGTATTCTCTACATAGTTCGACACGTTCTTTTATTTGCTCAATTACGGATTCGTCTTTTTGTACGAACCAATATTTAACGCGTCTGTTTTTCGGAATATGTCCGAACTTGTGTTTAGATTCAACTTCTTTTCGTACTTCCGTGTTTTCTTCGATTAGATGAAGTTTCCAATGGGTACGGCGTATTTCGTCTTCAACTATTTCTAAAGGGGTGTCGATTAGGCAATAAGCTAAAACGGATTCTTTTTTACCCGTTAACCACATATAACCCTGCAACTGATAATAATAATCTTTATTTGGTATTTCAGTTTCAAACCACGGGAAGGTAGCAGCGTCCCAAGAACTCTTAACGTCTATTAATACTTCGTCCGTGTTTACGTCGGGCGTTCCTTTAATCCATTCGTTTTCAAAAAATTCGTCGTTCTTGTAAATAAAGTTATAATTGAGAACCTCGTTAACCAACCCTATCGAAAGGTCTTCTACTTCGTTTCCTTTATCCGTGTAACGTGAACTAAATTCTTTTTTAATGCCGTACTTTTCTTCTAAAACAAGGTCTTGAACGTACGTTTTAGCAGTTTGCGAAAGGACTTCCCCCGGCTTTCGGGGGTTAGTCATTATTTTACCAATTTGAGAAGCCCTGACTTTCATACGTTTTCGATTAGTGTTAATTGAGCGTCTGTTAAACTAAAGTTAGATAGTAATTCTTCTTTAGTGTACTTACCCCCTGCAATAGCTTCTAAAGCCTTGCCTAAACGCTTTTGGTCAATGCTTGGTTTCTTCGGTTCGTGCTTTACTTGTTCGCCCGAAGCGTCGGTATCTTTGTCCGTAACTAACCCACAAATAGAAGATAAGCAGTAACGACGAAAATAAGTACAACCGCTCCCGAAGGATTGGTAAGAGTTCATACCTTTAAGTTCTACTTGCGGAATTAGGGTAGTGCTTTCTATTGATTCCCCACTTTCAACGTGAAAAAGTACGGTAACTAAATAGTTTTCACCTTCTTTAGAATTTAGCAACTGCGTAAATCCTAATCCGTGTTTAGCTAATAACGGATTAATCTTTTCAAAAATAGCGGGTAAATCAGCGTAAGAATAGCCGAAGCCTTGCGTTCCCTTGTGAATTACGGGTACTTCTTGTTGGAAGGCTGCCAACGATTTGAATAAATGTTTCATAGCGTATAAAAATTAACGTGCGTTACCAAGTCGCACCCCTTGTTTTTAATTACTTAACCAATCCTTTAACGTAGTAAACGGGTACATTCATATTTTCTTTATCATCAGGACTTACTGCGCCATCATAAAAAACACCTTTACCAAATACTTTTTCAATATCATTATCGGAAAACCATCCATCATATTCAACTACCAAACAAGCAAAAGGTTCTCCGATTGTTTTTGTTAAAAATATACTATTGTTATGAGTACGTTGAGTGGTATCGTTTTTAGAATAAATCCATAAGTGATTCATTCCTTTAGCTTTTAGGCTTCTATTATACTGCTCTTGTGTTAATTTAATTGTTTTCATAGCGTTTTCGTTTTTAATTATACACAAATGTAATACTTATTTTTTAATCTGCAATACTTTGATATAAATTTTTTTTAAATTTTTTTTTCTATTAGTTCTTTTGACCTTTCAAAGTAAGCCATTAACTCAATATCGTTAAAGGAATTTTCACGGGGTTTTCTTCCCCCTATTCTTATTTGTCCCTTTAGTTTTTCAAGTTTTCCGTATATAATGCCGTCGTAACACTTCCAAATAATTACGGGGTTCGTCTTTTTTTCCATTAGCTTAACTAACTTTCTTACGGCTATGGGTAACGGGTAGGCTTCTTCTATTGTTTTGTTTCTCCCTTTTACTTCTGCGTAACCTATTATTCGTTCGTCTTTTAATAACTCAAAATCTATGTCGTTTTCGTCCAACTTTCTGCAACTTAAATCGTATTCATCGCAAAAAATCGCTATTGCCTCGCATTCGTTTTGTAGGTCTTTAAGTGTTTCAAAGCGCATTTATTTTAAATTTATATTGTTTAATCAGTTCTTTAAGTTCGTCTTTTGTCCACTTCTTTACTTCGTGGGCTTTGGCGTGTAGTTCTATTAATCTTTCAGCGCCTATTCTCTGTTGGATTCCTATTTGGTAGTTAATTAAGTTTCCGTGTTTATATTGATTACACGTTACGCATTGGGCGTGTACGTTATCTTCGTCAAAAGTTACTGCCTTATGTCCACCCATACTGAAATAGTGTCCTGCGTCGTATTTCGCTCCTAACGGCTTTTCACAACTTACGCAAGGTTTATCCTTATCGCGTAGTCGTATGTACTTGTTAAAGGTTATTTGGGCTAATTTCAGAAGTTCGGGAAGCGTTTGGAGTTCGTCTTTTAGTATCTTCTTTTTTTTCTTCCATTGTTTTTCCTTTTCAGTTTCTACCCAAACACGAACGCAGTCGGATTCAAAACAATATTTTTGATTAAATCGAACGGGAGTAAATACGGCTTTGCAGTTTTTACACCTCATAACTCCGTGGTTAGGCTTTCTATTTCCGTTTTTAGTTCCTTGTTTTCCAACTTCAGTTCTAAATTGATTCTTTCAAGCCTAAAACAAGTTTGCATAGCTGCCCTATATTCCTTTTCTAAAGTGTGGTAAGCGTTGCGAACATCGTTTAAATCGATTAAACTTTGCTCCATAGAATCTATAAGGTCTTTTCTATGGGGGTGTTTTTCTTTTATTTCGTCTACACTTACCCGAACCTTTGTAAAAGTGTGATTTAAAAGTACACTTGCTTTAATTAGTGTGTAATGGTCCATAGTTATTTATTTAAAATCCGTGTTTTATTACTTCTATTGGGTTAACTCCGTACACTTCAAAGCCTAATCCGTAGTTAAAATTACATAAAACTTGCTCATTTAACCCCGTGTGTTTCCCGCCCGTGTCCATATCCTTTACTTTTTCTACTCCTACCATAGTTTTATACTTCATTTCTTCGTGTTTAATTAACCTGTGAATAACAAACATATCGTCGCATCTATTAAGAAAAGCCTTCCCGCCTTCGATATGGTCTTTTAATGGGGGCTTTAAATGTCCTTTCCAATCGCCTTCAGTATATAAGTTGCCACTTCGTCCACTTTCCGTATTGGGGTGGGTGTTTATATAGATAGTCATACCCGTACGATTAACGAACTCCCTTGCTTTATTCATAAAAGTGTAGTTCCCTTCGTATGTCATTTCTCTATCTAACCCCGTAAAAGGGTCAATTAACGCAACGTCGCACCCCGAATTTTCAAATATGGTCAAAAGTTCCAACGGCTTATAAAGTTTTGAGTTATCCACGAAGTAAAAAAATTGTTCTAAATAACCCAAGTAACTTTGAATCTGTTGAGTAGTTAGGTTTTTAAAAGGTTCACCCGCATACATTTGTATTATGTCTCTTAATATTTGTCCCTTTTGGTTTTCTCCCGACCACAAACAAAACTTTAATCCGTGTTTTAATGCCAAGACAAGAAAGTACCAATTAATCCAATATGTTTTACCTACGTTGTCGTGTCCTAAAATAATGTTTAGTTGTTTACGTTTAAATCGTAGGTGTTCATCTAACCCGCAACCAATACCCAATCCTTCTTTAATCTTCCCTTCTTTGTAGTCAAGTAGGTATTTAATTGTATCTCCTTGTTTAGTCAGCATTTCGATAGTCTTTAGTGTCTACATAATTAAGCATTTTTTGAACGTAGTTATACGTCTTCATATCGTCGGATAATTCTTCTTCTTTTGGTAGCTTGTCCCAAAATAAACCTTGCCAACCATTTTCGATAGAATTAGAAATAACAAAATTACATTGTTCTTCAGTAAAGTTTTGCATCTTATTTAAAATTGTTTCCTGCGTAGCTTCTTGAATTGGTTTTTTAATCTGTTTTCGATATGCTACCCACTTGTCTAATATTAGTTCTTTTTCATTCTTTTCTTTCTTATCATTCTTGTTTGTTGTTAGTTGTTTGTTAGTCGTTTGTTGTTTGTTTGTTAGTGGTTTGTTAGTTGGTTCGTTTTCGTCTTGGTAACATTCATATTTACAGATAGTTATAAGGCTATTTCTGTTTGTTGATTTAACTATTATTTCGTTTGTCTTTTCAAACTTATTTAATAACGTTCTAATCGTCTGAATACTTATGCCCGTTTCCGCTGAAATCTTACCTAAAGACGAAATAAATTGACCCCGTTTTATGTCTATTCCTTGCCATTGTGAATCCTTATGGTTAGCCTTTAAGAGTATGTATAAGAACAAGTGTACCGCTTCGCTTTTCTCGAACCATTGCCAATCTAAAAACTTTCTGTGTATCTTAATCCAACCGCTCATATGTAAATTTTAATCAATAAAAAACCCTCGCAACTCCGTAGGCTCTCACTTCTACTTCATTACAAGGGTTAGTAACTTCTTTAAGGTTCTATAATGTGAGAGACGAACCATTTGCAAATATAACTAATTAATTTAATATTTGTTCATTTTCGTTTTTATATTCGTTTCTTTTTATACGTTCTTGGATTGCTTCGAGTTCCTTTATACTTCCGCAGTTTAAAACATCTATAAACAAGTCGCTTAGGCTTCTACTTATTTCGAAGTTGTTTAGTTCGTTCCTTAAAAACTCCGTGTCTAACATATAAAATTTGTCGCTTTTCTTTTCCCAATACCTTGCGTTATTGTATGCGTGAATACAAGTAGCGTGGTTCTGTTTTAGAAGTTCTGCTATGTATGGGTAACTTGCACCGTGTCTTCGTAGGAAGTAGACAAGGTAGCTTCGTTGGTTAACGAATCTTCTTTTTCTGCATTTAGTTTGTAGTTCAAGTTGGCTAATTAGGTCTTTCGCCTTTTCGTAAAGTGTCATATCTGTTTTATATTTATTATTAATTTTTCCCAAATGTCCAACACTAATTTAGCGTGGTTAGTATCGTATGCGTTAACTATCGTAGTCGTTCGTTTCTTCCTTGCTTTCGGGTTCGGTTGATAATAGTGTGTTATGATATACTTCTTCATATTTCGCTTGTATTACGTTGCAATAATGGTTAAAGTTAAAGTGTCCGTTTCGGTGTGTCCAATCTTTGTCTTGAACCCACCATTTAATCTGTTCTATTAAACTATCTTTCATCGTTAGTATTTTTCGTTATTAAGTCCGTAGTTATGCCAATCGTCTTCTATTTCTTGCCACCAATCAAAAACACCTTCAGCGGCTAATTCTTCCCAAGTCCAATAGTAAAGACCTTCTATTTCGGCTTCCTTCATTTCGTAGGGTTCGCAATAATCAGAGTGGCATAGTTCACAATAGATGTTACTTAATTCGATTTCGTAAGCCCCGTGTTTATCCACTTTGATTTGGTAGTTACAAGTCCCGTAGCGGTCGAAGTATTCGAATTCAACCGTTTCTTTTTGTTTATTTAAGGTAATTAACATATGATTAAGAATAAAAGGTTATAAGATAAAATATACATAGCAACCAAGGCTAAAAAACTAACTATCGAGTTAACATACGGGTCTTTCATAATTCAGTTATTAAATAGTTAGATAAGTCATTTACATTCGAGTTGGCAAACAATAGTTCTGCGTAAATTTGGCAGTCTTGCAAATCGTACTGCTCGGTTAATGAAGTCCAAAGTTCGTTACCGTCTTTGTCTAAAAATTCAATTTTAAAAGTTTTCATAGCGTTTTTTTTAATTGTTTAGTGAATAACTATACGCAAATATAAATAGTAAGTTTCAATCCACCAAACTTTTTAACATTTTTTTTTGATTTTTTAACAAATTATTTTATAAACCCTTGATTTATAAGCGTTTTCAAGACATAAAAAAAGGGGCTTTTGCCCCCTAATTAAAACGCTATGCGCTAAATTACAACGGAAATTTGAAAGAATCTATGTTTTTAACGTACGAGTTATTAACTTCTTTTGTTTCTATTTTCAATATCCTACCGCCTAAAGGCTTCGGGGGTGCGCCTCTTTCAACGTGCCAACCTATGTACCCGTCGTTATATTCTTCTTTATAAGTTCCCGTTAGCATAAGGTGAATAGGTTTCTGTTTAACTGAGTAACCTTGCTTCGAATGAAAATGCAGTTCTTCCCGTTGGTCGTTTCGTCCACTATTTTCGTGTATATGCCCCATCGAAAATACGTCCATATCTTCGTACATTTCTAAAGCCCTTGTAAGGTTTAACGCTCCTTTTGTGACTATTCCACCGCCACCACTTCCGTGAAAATACTTAACTTTCGTACTAATTATTGAATTACTATGGAAGTTTTGTTTAACAATTATCCAACCACCGTACCCGCCCGTATGTATTTCGGTTTGGCACTTGTAGTTAAGTAGGTCTACGAATCTTCTTAATAGGTCTGTTTCTTGAAATTTAATTACTCCGGTCTCGTGGTTTCCGTAACCGATTACTTTAATGATTTCAGCGTAAGGTTCGAACCATTCTACGGCAGTTTCTACAATCGAATCTAAATACCTCGCGTTGTTATGTTCGGGTCGTATGTCGGATTTATTGCGTCGGTTGTCGCCTCGCCCTTGCATCAAACAAAAGAAGTCCCCGTTAATTATTACGGGAATGTCATTCTCTTTGCAGAAATCTAAATGCTTTTTTAATAGGTCGCGGTCGCAATGTGGGTTGTCCCAATGTATGTCTGATAACATAGCTACGTGAACTAATTTGCCTTCTAACTTTAGTTCGTGGACATTTCGTCCGTGTTTAATTACTTTCATTATAACTGATTTCTATAACGTAAAAGTAAACTAATCCTATTAAAAAACGAAGAATTAAGAATAAACCGCAAAAAGAAGCCTAAAACAAAAGCTATCAATACCACCCACCACGAAGTACGATATTTAACGACTTGTTGCGTTTTTACCTTGGCTTTGGCTTCGTGTTTAACTATCTTAACTTGGGTGTCGCCTTTGATTTTTAAGGTCTTTATTCGTTCCTTATATCGAATTCTTTCTTGAAATTTCGTGGTTGGCACGTATACATTTTGAAAGTTTATTACCGTATCGCGATATGCGATATATTTTTCGTAAACAATCGAATCGTTAATTATAACGGGGAAAGAATCTATTGTAGTAATCCTTATTGTGTCGGTTTCTTGTACCACCTTTAGCCCGTGTTTAAGCGCCTTTCGGTAGTGGTATTGTGCTTGGCGTTCACTTGAACACGAAAACGCCGTTAAAACGACTAAAAACGCTATTACAAATAGTCTCATATTTCGAGCAAAGTGTAAGAGAATTTATTCCCGTGAATCTTCGCAGCTTTCTTGCATATAAACATAAAGGTTTCGAAGTCCTTTACTCTTTTAAAAACTTGACATCCTTCTGACCAATTTTCAACCCAAGTAGAATCCGTACCCGCCTTGTGTATATTGATTCCAAAAATTCCCGTGTCCGTTTTGATTTCGTCAAACTTTAAATCTCGGTTGGCATCGCGCCACACCGTAACGTTCCCTAATCTTTGACATAATGCGTCGTATTTTCCACGATGTTTATCAATAGCCCAAACACCGCGATATTGACCTGCTACTAACCGCGCAACTCCTTTTGGATTGCCAAATTTCTCGACACCTTTTTTACCTGCGTCGGTAGTGGCATTCCAACAAAAGAACTGCCAATTCCCTAAAGAATCTTTGTAAGAAATAGTTATGAAATCGTCAAACACGTTTGTTACCTTATCGGCTATCGAAGGGGCGTTATTCCTAACCCCTACTATATTAACGTCGTAACCTTTGTTAGCCGTATCTTCAAACCATTTGTAGCCCTTATCTTTAACGGCTTTTTCAATTTGTTCGCGTGTGTACATAATTTAATTTTTAAACTCCGTAAGGTCGTTTTTGGTGCGCGTTAAAAACTCCTTAAATGATTTAAGAACGTTCTTACCCGTGACATCTTCGTACGATTCGTTTATAGATTTAATTTCGATAAAAGTACAAAAGAAGGTAAATGCTTTAGTTAATACCAAATCTACTGATACAAAAAGTCCTAAAATATCTTCAAGTAAATATTTTTCTAAAAAATAAACAGACACAATCGCTCCGATATATAACAAAGTTTTAGAAACTGTTTTTGTCAATTCAAATGACCTAAAAACTTTCCATCCTCCTAATTTTACACTTTTCCATATACCAAAAAATAAATCTAAAATAGTAAACGTAATTACAATACCAAGAAGCGGTTTTATAGGTGCTAATATTGATAGTATCGAAAGTAAGAAAAGGGAAAGTTTAGTTTTCATTTGGGTAGTTCCAATGGGCTAATAATTGGTATGTAATGTATGCGCAAAAGGTAGCGCTAAATAGTTTTTGGTAAATTGGTATGTCATCGAATACGGCAAACAGAAAACCCGCGTAACCGCATATATAATATATAAGTCCTAATCCTTGAAGGTGGTCTAATTTTTTCACCCGACTAAATTTGTATTGGGACTCCAACTATCGGCACAAATAGAACCCCAACCGATTATATTTTTTGCACCTTGTCCCCAACCTATCATATTAACCGCACCTTGTCCCCAATAGTTCATTTCTTATTCAGTTTAATTAATAACTTCGTTAGCTTAATAATGTTTTGTTTTTTAGGCGTATAAATCTTTTTCATAAAAACCAACCCGTATATGTTGTGGAATCTGAAGATGGGTAAACATCTCCGTTACTATTAGTGGTGTATTCGGGAAACAACGCATTGTTGAAACTCATATAATCTATGAATCTTTCGGTGTAATAAACTGCTAACTGCCGTTGCTTTTCTATTAAAAAGTCTACTTCGTTTTTATCTACGTTAGTGGCGTTTTCGGAACTATGTTTAAAGATTCCCTTGTTTGCTATTGTATAGGCTTGGAAGGGTAGAAATTCAACCATTGCCCAATGTATTAACATAGGCTTTAAATAGGTTTCGACAAGGGTTAAATAAGGGTTTATTAACGTATTGTTTATTATGTCGGTTTTAATCTTCTCTAATAAGTCCGTACCCGTGTAATTTTGTATATGTATGTCCTGCGCTACCTTTATCCATTGTATAAAGGTATCCGTATCCATATTCCCGTTAACTGCGGTAAATCGTACTAAATCGTCGCGGGTTATTAATAATGCTTCAGCCATTATTTAAATCTTTTATTGGTTGGTAAAAAGCCATTATACGGCATATCCACGGGGCGTTGGGCTACTTTCTTATCGTTCTTAATAACGTAACCTAATTTTTCCGCTTTAGTCCCTGCAATTACTTTAGCGTTAGGGGAATTTACATCGATTCCCGTACCTTCAAAACTTGCGTAAACTTGTTTATTCCATCTGTGGTGGCAGTTACCGCCCCCTTTGTAAAACCAAATCGAATAAGTGTTAGCGCCTCGCGCCCCCCAACCTTCGTTAACTACTTGCTTTGACATTCTTTCTATGTCTTCTTTTCGGTAAATCTTATTTGCGGCTATCATTTTTTTACAGAACTCCCGACTCTTTGCCGTTGTAACTCCTGCATAAACGTAACGTGTAATAAATTTAATACCGTCTATAACATCGTCTTGTTTACTCTTTGAGTTAGGAAACGCTACGCCCGTGGAAACTATCTTTTTCGCTTTCTCAAATAGTGTTTTTTTGCGCTCTTTGAATAATTCGTTTTCCGCTTCGTCGGTGTCGTAATCTAATTCGTATTCGTCTACCAATAACCATTCGGGGTTAGGGTCTTCTCCAAGTTCAATTAATGCCGTAGCTACTTCGTTGTCTAAATTGCTTTGGGCTTTTAGTTCTGTTGTATCTGCCCCCGTTTCTTCGGCTACTTGTTCTTCTGTTTGTGCGTTTTCAAGGTCTGTAAATTCAAGTGGTTTGAGCGTCTTGAAGAATAGTTTTAAACTAATTCCGTTATATGCTAAAATGCGGTCGAAGGCTTCTAATATTTCTTCTTGAAATGGTCGAATAACCATATTATTAAAAAGAATAAAAGAGTTCTGTAATTCATCAGCGTTAGAACTAAAGCCATTTGTTGATGCAATACCGAAAAGTAACGGGCTTGTAACGTTGTGTCCTAACATTATTTTTCGTAAGCATTCTTCAGAAAGGTAAGTATAATGGTCGGGCGCGTCGTTTAGTGGTACGTCGTCTATTGTGGTTTTTGATTCCGAATTTTGATTAAAAGCAACTATTACTTTTTCTCCCTTCGAACCCGTTAACTTACCCATAACCTTTTGGGCTATTAGGTCTTGTTGTTCTTCGCTCGGGACTCCGTTGTTAAAGTTGATTACTTTCGTTCCGCTGAAGCCGTGTTGAACTTCATTAATAAGGTAGTCGGAAACTTCTTCTTCTAAAACTGCGTAAGGTATCGCGCCTTGGTAGTCGGGATAAGCATAGTATTTCATCCCTACGCCGTAAGGCTTAACAAACATTATTTCTACTTTCTCCTTTGAGAATCCAAAGGCGGGTAGCCTTTTAGGTTCGTATTTTCGTGTGTCTTCCCAATTATCCGAGTAATAATAACCCGTAATTTCTCCTTTTTCGTTGCATTTTTCTGCGCGTAATAGGTTCACGGGTATATGATAAGCCTTTAGAATCTTATCGTGCTTGTCGTTATAATGTACTTGTATTGCAAATTGACCAAATAACTTCCTATCGAATACCATTTTTCTAACGCAATCGGTAGAAAACAAAGTCATCATTTGCGCGTATTCGTTGGGCTTTCTTGAAGCGTCCAAGGCGCTTAAACCTTTTCCGTAAATAAGTCGCGCTACGTTGTTTATAATGGCGCTATTCGTGGTCGACTTGGTGTACCTTTCTATCAAGTAACCGAAGTAATTATTATCTTCGCCGAATTCTACCCAATTATCGCGCTTCGATTCTTGAATCGTTGGTTGTTGGTATTCTGCTAAATGTAAAACGTGTATATTATTCATACATTATAAAGTCGTTAATGGTTTGATTAGAAACGTAGCCCCCGTTATTTACTGAGAAAGTGTTAATAGGTTGGTTAGTACAAAAAATACGTTCCTTTAAAACTATGTTTGAACCCCCGTCTTTTAGTACCATCCAATAAAAATGGTTTTCTTCAGTTGGAAGTACGCCGCTAAAAGTATGTACATAATCGCCACCCGTGAACACACCCGTAACAACTACCATAACATTTGTATTTTCATCGGTAAGTTCTAAAGTTACGGGCGTTCCGTACCTTGGTATAAAGTCGAAGGTTTGGCTTACGTTAGATTCTTGAACTACTATCATATATTAATAACTCTTTATTCGTTTTTTTGTGCAATAAAAAAGGGGGCTATTAACCCCCAATTTACGCTATGAACAAAAGTTCTATGAATTAACTACCGTAGGGTTGTTAAGTAAAGCAACCAATGCCGCTTCGTCTGAACAATCAAGGAAGTTAGCGATTACGGGCTCTTGACCCGTAAAAGTCAATCCGTATCCGTTCATATCGCCCAACGCAGTACCATTTGAGATAGTCCCCGCAGTAACGTCCATACCTCTTACAAGACCTGCGATAAAGTATTGATTATTGTTATTTTCAACGATAATGTTAGGTCGTCCGTAAGATAACAATTTAATTTCTTTGTGTGTTACTGCGTCTTGTTTTTTCAACTGAATAGACAACACTTGCTCAAAGAAAGTAGTTCCGTTTTCGCGTGAACTTGTAATAGTTTGTTCGAAAGAGTTTGTACCCTTTAATTCGAACTTGTAAATAGAAGATAAGGCGGGTAAAGAAATCCCCGTAATTAAATCTGAAAGGGCGGGGGTAGGGTCGTAAGTAATGTCGGTTTGTGGGTCATAAAGACCATAGTTCAAAATATAGATATTTCGAAGTCCACCAACCGCGTCTTTACATTGCTCTTCCCGTCCGTGGCTAATATCGCAGCTCATAATTTTTAGTTTTAAAAAGTTTAAAAAAAGGGTGGCAGTTTATCCACCACCCCGTTATATTTTTAGTTATTGATTATCCGTAAACTACGATGTCCTCGATAACTCCGTATTGCGCACCTGCTGCCATTCGCATAACGATTCGTACGTTATCGTCTCCCAATGTAGCGCTTGTATCGATTACTCTTACTTCTTGGGTGTCGCTTAAAAGTGAACATCCGAAATAAAGGTTAGATACAGTTGTAGCCATCATAGAGTCAACAGGAAGTCCGTTAGCCATAAATACAGGAAGTCCGTTAAAAGTAAGGCTTCCGTTAGCATACCACTGAGTTCCTAAGTTGTTAGTACCCGCGTTAGCTTCAGAACCCGTTAACAATCCGAAACCACCAAGGGCGGCTACGTATGCTTTAGCAACGTTTTGAGAAACGTAAATTTTAAGGTCGGGCTTTCCGTAAAGAGTAGACGGGATAGCATCGTAA